TCTCTTTCCAATTCTGAACTCGAACGTGTCTATCGATATCAGTATTGTGAGAGTGTCCCATTAAGATTGAATTCAATCCTAACTTCGTTCCAACATCAGCGTTCATTACCTTATCTTCAACCCAGTAACAACCACTGTCTTTCCATTTAGCTAACTCTTCATCTTTATCAGCGCCAGCATTTAAGATAGTAATACCATCAAAAATACCTGGACCAAACAAAGTCTCTAAATTATACTTCCTGAATTCTCGTGCTGACATATCATCAGTTTGAGAAGTAATTACGTGAAACTTATATCCATAGTCAGTGTGTAATTTACGTACATACTTAACTGCATCTCGTAGTGGCCCAATGTTAGCCATGTGTATGCTAGAATTATATTGCCCCACATAACGACGACCTTCTCCTGGAGTCAGTCCCATCGCTTTACCTACGTTATAAATGGAATCATCAATTCGTTCAATACCAAACTCTTGCTTCATCCAATTAAAAAAGTATGGTTCCCAATCGAGTAATACTCCATCACAATCCACTAAAATAATATTATCTTTCATCGTAAAAATACCCATAGTAACAACAGGAACATTATCCCGTTAATTAATTTAATCTTATGCTTCAATCTCAATCTCATCCCATCCAGAAATGTAATCAGGTTCGCTGTACCATTCACCGATTGCTCGAGCATTAACAGCTGTTTTTAGTTTGAATTTAATCTCTTGTTCTAACTCACCAAACTCAGCTTCATTCAATTCAACAGATCCAAGGACTTGGTCCATTAAGTCTTTTACAACTCCATCTAAGTCTGACATCCAAACATGTTGCTTGTATCCAGAGAACCCAAAGCACTCTTCATCCGATACCTCAGCTAATACTTCATTAGTCGTTGCATCATAGATTTGCATTTCAACACCACCCTCACACTCTTTGTATTGGCAATAGCCATCAAAATAAATATCCTCTAATACTACATTAAATCTTTCACTCATTTCACTTCTCCATCTCATTTAAAAAATTATATATTCTCTTTCGATCTTCAATCGACATATATAAATATGCTTCTTGAGGAAGGTCTTCGTGCTTAATGCACATATCCTTAGCCATATCAGGCTTCTCCATACCATACTTCATACCATGGAATCCATCTTTATCTAACCATAAGTTTGCTGTTTTTAAATGCATTATGCGAATACTCCCGAATTAAGCTTAGACAGTTTATCATTGATTTTAGCAGTAACGATTTCTTCAGCTAATTCCTCAATGACTTCTCCGATAAGGAAAAATATACCTTGACCAGTACCTGTGTCTACTTTACCAAACTCAATACACACATCGCTATCAACGAAGTCCCAATTGATTTCGTTATCAGCAGTACGGTTCTCTTTAGCAAATGTAGCACATACAACAGCAGCTCTTATATCTTCTCTTAATTTTGTCATTTCTTTGTTCCCTTTTTGATTGTTATAATTACATTATACTCTAAAAGGGAACAAAAGACAACAGTTAATTAACGATTAATCACTTCTTTGTAGTACGCTTTTTATACATCACACAGTGGGTTGTTATATTTAAAGTGGGCCATACGGGACAGCCCCCTTTAAATGCATGAATACAACTGTCACAAAGGTCTTTAGATACATCAACGAACTTACTCTTTTGACTTGTCTTTGGCGTCTTTGGCATTTTTCTTGATTTCCTTTTGGATTATTTTAGATCTCGATTCAAGTCTTTCAGATACTTCGTGGGTAGTCAACCATAAGTCTTTACCATCAAGCATTGAGTCGATCTCATCAGCAGTTAAAAAATCTTTATAAACATCATGTAAAAAATCTGTACTCCATAGACGTTCGAATTCTAACTGATCGAACATCTCTCCACCTTTACCACCAGTGCCACCTGAGTAGTTGTGAAACATAAACATAGAGTGGGGAGAGATCATATACGCATCTGCTTGCATCATAATGATGGTTGCGGCAGACATAGCTTCACCTTCGATACTCGCTACCACTGTAGCTTGAGTCTCTCCTAGTACTCTATAGAATTGTAATGCTGTTGATAACGATCCACCAGGACTATTAATATGTAACGTAATAGTATCTTCTGGACCAGCATTTCTTATTTGATCAAACCAATCAATGTAATGTTCAGGGGAGTCTACAGCTCCCGATAAGTAGTAATCATGGTTGTGCGCAACCGGTTTACTAAAATTGTCCTTTGGATCGTTGTTAAGTCCGTCAAGTAGTCCCATTATATTCTCCTATAGTTTTAATCAATTCCTCAGCCCATTCATCTCTATGTTCAATGAATACCTGAGGTTTAGCATTATCCACTGAAATGATAGTTACCAATTGGGTAATCGGCATTCCAGTTCTTTCTTCCCATGCAATTGCATAAAATGCTTCTTGCATAAAATAGTTTTCAACCCACGCCCTCTTCTTAGTCTTACTGCTTGTCTTATAGTCAATAATCGATAGCTTTCCATCGAATTCTGCTACACAGTCAACTCTACCTGCCACACCTAAGTGGTCAGAGTATAAGGGGAGTTCTTGTCCATATACTGTACCGATACGTTCATCGAGTATATCTTTGATTTGATTGAAGTCGTTGATGATGTTAGGCATGTACCCATGCATGTAATATTCATCGTTATTTACATACTTCTCAGCGATTTCGTGCACGGCAGTACCGCGTTGAGAAGCTCGATATGATATCTTATTAGCTTCTTCAGCTCCTACACGTTTTCGCCAGGCAGCAATAGCATCTTTACTCTTAATGCTTAATACTGTTGTTATTGATGGATATGAGTTCCCAGTTGGAGTACCGTACTTACGACCGGTCTCCTTGGTCTCACATTGTAGGTCTTTATAGCCTAAGTCTATTGGTTTATGTTTAAATCTCATAATATATATTATACTCCATTAGGGAGTTAAAGTCAACGGTTTTCTTTAAATTTTTGTTCGCATATAATAAACTCTTTTACTAAACCTGAACGTACAATGTCCTCAACAGCAAAGTTGACTACCTTGAATTGGTTAGGCATCATGTCCATGATAGCTAAGAAATCTTTCAATCCATTCTTTTCTTTATCTTGCTTAAAGTCTGATTGATGAAAGTCACCAGAGAATATAATCTTACAGTTCTTACCTACACGTGTAATGACTGAACACAATTCATGATAGTTCATGTTTTGCATTTCATCAACTACTATGACAGCATTGTGATAAGTTATACCTCTGATGAATGATGTGCTTTCAAAGTGAAGTAGGTTATTAGCCATTAAGTTATCCCATGCAGTTAAGCATTTAAACAACTCTTGGAATATCGATCGGTATGGTGCAGTGTATGCATCTTTCTTCTCTTGTTCATCACCCGGTAAGAAACCAATGTCCCTTGTAGGTACAATTGATCTGAGAATTATCATATCTTGATAAGGTGTGGATTTATCTAATACTGCTTCTAGTCCTAAGGATAATGCAAGGTACGTTTTACCTGTTCCTGCAAATCCTGAGAGTATTAAATGTCTGTTTTCGAACCCCTCTATGGCTGATCTTTGTCTTTTATTTCTTGGTTCTAAGTGGGGTAGGTCTTCTAGTCTTACTTTCTTTTGTTTTCTATTCATCAAATATTACCATCCATCCATTGTATTTGGTTTATTAGTACCGGCTGCTTTCTTAATTTCCGCCATCCGGTCTTTAAATTCATTATCTGTTTTTGAGTGTAAGTCTCCTACACCCCGTACTATCTTCGGAGAACTAAGAATTACTTGTCTGCAATTGTGTTCTTCACAATAAACTTTCGTGTCTTTCCAGCTCATCATTTCGTTCCATTCTTCACCCGTCTCGTTATGACGGAAATCATATATTGGCATAATTACTCTTTTCTGTTTGTTTTGTCTGTATAACCAAAGTAGATCTTGGCTTTTAATTCTTGAGATTTTAACTTCTCAACATAGTATAATGATCCGCTTCCAACTGCGGCTGTTAGTAATAAAGCAATTTCTTGTCCTGACATTTTGTTCCTTTTTAATTAAAAATTCGTTTTCCCCACACTCCTTCAATCAGTTTGAGTGTGAGCCCCTTTACCTTCAGTTTCTTATCCTTAGCTTCAATAAGGATATGTGCTTCTTGAGGATGTAATCTCTCAAGGATATCTTTGAAAATTTCATCGCGTCTATTCTGTGGTAAGTAAGTATCATCTGCAATCGGCACGAGGTGTTTAGACATAGTATGTAGATTGCTCTTATGTGTTATTGCACCAGCTGGTTTGTAGTCGATTTTTTTAGATACGTACAACGTAAGATTCGGATCAAAGTTCACTTTCATAATATCTCGAAGGGCTATACAATCATTATCCACTAAAACTTTCATTTTGTCAACTCTTTTTGGGGCTTCTGCAACCTCAATGAGTATTTCATATATTTGTTTCAATTAAAACTCCTCTATAACTTCAAGTAACATTTTCATTTTGTTTTCAACTAGATAATTAAAAACAAGCCCCTTCGAAGGGTATTTATAATTTTCTAATTGTGTGATTGAATCATTTGCAATCTCTTTTGGAGTATACCTCAAATCAATCATCTCTCTATTTCTTATATAGTTGCGATAAACTTCATCAGGCATTCCACCCTGGAATGTATCTTTATTCTCCCAATAATGCTCAATGTCTTTCTGCCTCATTGGCTTCTGACGAATCTTATCAGTGAATGAATTGTCCGGACTATTAGCATTTGGAACACCATCAGAACTATCACCTTTGAATATATGATCGAACAAGTATCTCTTTGGATCAGGAGACTCTACCATCTTTTGTTGCATTGGTGACCATTGAATAACTTCATCTTTCATATGTAACTGGATAAAGTCTTTATCTGCTGAAACAATAGCAACCTTTGCTCCCCACGGATCTTTCAATTCATTCATTGTTATGGCTCCAATGATATCATCAGCTTCTGCATTCTCAACTCGTATAACAGCATATGGAAAGTTTGTACGAATATCATTAGTCACTACATCTAGTAAACGATATAGTTCAGCCCAATCATACTTATCCTTTGCCCTAGTAGTTTTACGAGAAGCTTTATACTCTGGGAATACGTTCTTTCTCCACGAGAAGGAGTCACAACAGATAACCATTTGACCCCACTCAGCTTGTTTAAATTTATTTCTATATGTGCGAATATTATTCAAGATAATATGTTTAACAAGATTCTCAGTTAGTGCTTCACCCCTATTCAGTTGTCCCAATATAGACCCAACTGCAATTCCATTGTAATCAATTAATACCATAATTTATTCCTTCAAATTCTTTACCGAACCAATACCTATCTTGATTGCGATAATACCATTATAATTATCTTCCCTTAACAATACATCTTCATCGAACTGTATCTTGGCTTCCATGTAGTTTGTATCACCTCGAGTCTCACATAGTAGGATAATCTCTCGTTTAAAATTATCCTTTCCTAATTTATCTATATCTTCTAATAGTCTCTTAGAAGACCCATAGTAGTCCTGCCAATCAGTATCTACTATTCTAATTCTCTTATTCTTCCTACCCTTTAAAGGCTTTAGCTTCCGTTTAGATTTAAAATACTTGCGCCCCACATAATCATGTCCGTTCCGTAAGTTAGTAATACGATATATAAAACCATAATACTCACCCACCATTTCGGGAACAAATTCCTTTCCCTCATAAATCCATCTCATTTTGGGTCTCGTGTAGTGTATCATAATAACTTAGACTACCACCACAGAATGGACAGAATTCTATACTCTCTGGGTGAACATCTACATCAAAGTCGTCTGTTTCAGGCCTGCTTATTTTAAAGTATTCATTACAGTCAGCACAGTGGTTTATCATATAGTCATCCCTTGTACAGCATAATAAGTTTCAAGGTCATCACTTCCCCCAATATGTGTACTCCCTAAGAATACTTGGGGATAGGTTGTAGCTTCCGGAGCATAACCTAACATATCATTAAGGGTCCAACTAAAGCCATCTACCAATCTCACTTCATATTTGTCACCATTTTTATCCATTAACTCTTTTGCTTTATCACAGAATGGACAATACTCCGTTGTCCAAATAATATTCTCACTCATAAACTCATTCCTTTAAATGTGTCTTCTTCGACATCTTGTTTAACTCCGCCCACTACATATGCGGAGATCTCAGTTTCTTGTGGTGCTACTTGAACATTACCCCCACCAATCCACTTCTCAGTCCATGGCAGAGGATTTGCTTGATGTGTATGATACGGACACGTGTAGCTCAATGTTTTAATTCTCTTAGCACCTATCCAACGTATATAGTCTTTTAACAGATTAGCATTTAGTCCAATCATAGATCCATCTGCAAACAGATAGTCACACCACTCTTCTTCTTGCTTAATTACTTCAAGGAACATATCCATCACTTCATCTTCAGTCTCATCTTTAATCTTAACAAAGTCTGAATCTTCTTTGATTAAGTTCTTAACGATACCAACGGTAGATGCTAAATGTGTATTCTCATCTCGTGCAATCAACTTAATAATCTTTGCATTACCTTCCATCTTCTTAAGCTCTGCAAATGCCCATGAACAAGCAAATGAAGTATAGAAGCGAATACCTTCTAACATAAATATAGACATTAAACATAAGTATAATACTTTCTTATGTCCGTAAGAACCATACTTGCCATCATAGTTAATAAGGTTGTCATAGTATGTGCTTATTGATGTGCCACACGTAACAATCTCATCGATTGTTAATAGTTCATCAAATACAACTGATGGATTAGGATATACATTCCTGATTAAGTGGGTATATGATCTCGAGTGTATCGTCTCGAAGAATGCCCAAGTCTCAATGAGAACCTCTAATTCAGGGA